GGGGGAACAGGTAATTAATAACATTAAACCTTTTATGGTTTTACACCTAATTATGGACCTTGTGAACAACTCGAACAAGGTTGTTATCATTAAAAGCACGGAAAAACTCACAAAAGAGCGTGTTTTGGAGTTGGTCGGCTAATTAGTCGAGAAAAGTATTAAAACGCCTAGAATGGCGCAAAAAATTGATTTTAAGGAGTTTTTATGAAATTAATTCTAACAATGATTAAAGATACAGTCGCAGAAGACTGTCAAAGAGCGGTAACGCCATATGAAAACAATGCAACAGCTAAAAGAGCTTTTGGCAATGGTATTGTATATATTCTAAAGAACGGCAATCCAGAGAATATTCCAGTAAGTGACTTGGAATTGTGGAAAGTCGGTGAAATCGATACCGAAACTATGGAAATCACACCTTGTAAGGAATTTATCGCAGCAGGTGCGCAATTTGTAGTGAATTATGTTCCAACACAACCAGTTGCACCTAAGCCAGTTACTATTCCAGATGTAGTGGAAGAAAACAAGGGGGAGTAGTTTATGAAGTTTTACACCAACTATAACAGACCACCTAGAATGCAAGAAAGTTTTACAAAACGTGAACAAAAGGTTTACGTGAAAGATATCGACAAGGAAACCGGCAAGCGCATTTTGCGTGAAGATGCACCAGTAGATATATATGACAAAATACAAGAATACGCAGAAGAAACAAAGTTAAGCAATGTATTCAAGCGATATAATATGACAATGACTCTAAAAGATAATCTTAAATTTGATGAAAAGAATATTATTGACCTAACTGCGTTACCAGAGAACTTGACCGAAGCAATGGCTACTATCGATAATGCTAAGGCAATATTTGACAGACAATCAACAGAGATTAAGCAAAAGTTCAACAATGACTTCAAGCAATTTATTGCTGGCAGTGAAAATGGACAAATTGTAGAAATGATAAACCAGGAACTTAAAACACAACACAAACAACCAAAAATGCCAACTTATCAAGATATTTTGGCTACTATGCAAAAACAAAATGAAATGATAGCAAGTTTAACAGCTCAAAAACAAGAAGCTGCTACTACACAAACCAAAGAGGGGGTAACTGAATAATGATACATAATTTTGCAGAAAACTCAGTAATGGCACTACCTAGAACCAAGTTCAAGTGTCCACACAATCACAAAACAACAGGAAATACTGGTGATTTAATACCAATTTATCGTAAAGAGATTATTCCTGGGGATATAATTAATATGGATGTACGTTCATTAATTTTAATGACTACGCCTAACTTCCAAACTATGGACATAGCTTTTGCCGATGTGGCGTTCTATTTTGTACCAAATAGACTATTATGGGAACACTGGAAAGCGTTCCAGGGCGAAAAAACCGTAGGACCACACGAAACACAACCACAATACACTGTACCACAAGTAACTGCGCCAAGCGGTGGCTGGGGTGAAAATACTATCGCAGACTATCTAGGTTTTCCTACTAAAGTTCCTAATATACAAGTTAGTGCGCTATATGGACGTGCTTATGCTTTAATCTGGAACGAATGGTATCGAGACCAAAACAGACAAGACTTCACTGATTTTGTGACTGATGACGCCAATATTACAGGAACTAATGGTGACAACTACGTTACTGACCCTATCGGCTATGGTAAATGTTTAAAAGTGGCAAAAATACACGATTACTTTACTAGTACTCTATTACAACCACAAGCAGGGGACCCAGTTCAAATTGGACTTGGTGACTTTGCACCGGTTATTGGTAATGGTAATACTATGGGATTTGCAGGATATGATGGCACTAAATTTTATAACAATCTAGGACTTTATGCAACAGACTCGGGCGGACAAGATAAGTATAACGGACGTACAGGATATGCAGGAACTAAAATAGGAACAACTACAAGTTCTACTGGTGTTGCAATGGATGACCAAAGAACCATAGGTCTATCAACGGACCCAGAGTTATCTGGTGTTGTAGCAGACTTATCAAAGGCAACAATGATAACTGTTAACCAATTAAGACAAGCATTCCAGTTGCAAAAGGTATTGGAAGCCAATGCTAGAAGTGGAACCAGATATGTCGAAATTTTGAAAAATCGTTGGAATGTTACACCAAGTGATGCAAGACTTCAACGACCAGAGTATCTTGGCGGTAAGAGATTCCCACTTGATATCAATATGGTAGTTCAAACTTCAAGTACTGACAGCACAAGTCCACTTGGACAAATTGCAGGTTTTAGCCATACAGAAAACAATGACCACTACTTTACAAAGGGCTTTGAAGAACACGGAATTCTTATGGGCTTTGTATACATCAGACACCAAAGAACATACCAACAAGGTCTACCCAAGATGTTTACTCGTAAGAATATGGAAGACTACTATATGCCAGAATTCCAAAATCTAGGAGAACAACCAGTGTATAACTATGAGATTTATGCTCAAGGCACAGACCAGGACTATGAAGTGTTCGGTTACCAAGAGTATGGCGCAGACTATCGATATGAACAAAACAGAGTATCTGGACAGTTCCGTTCTAATGCTACAAACTCTTTCGATAACTGGCACTATGCTGATGACTATGACTCTTGCCCAGTAAACAATGAAGACTGGATTGTAGAAAATGGAACATCTGTTGACAGAACATTGACTGTTACATCTGATGTGGTAAATCAATTCTATTTTGACTTCTACTTTGATGAAACTGACGTACGTTCTGTTACAGCTCATAGCATACCAGGATTTATAGACCATCACTAGGAGTAAGATATGAGTATTACAGCAGCAATAGCAATAGGAACAGCAATAGCAGGACTTGTTGGAACGGCCGTTAATGCAAACGAAAACAAAAAAAATCGTAAATTTAATGCGAAAGAAGCCCAAAAGCAACGTAACTGGGAAGAAAAAATGTCTAATACTGCGGTACAAAGACAAGTTGCAGATATGGAAGCAGCAGGAATTAATCCAGCAATGGCCTATGGTGGTGGTTCTGGCGGTGCGTCAACTCCGACTAACTCGGCAGCCCAAGCATCTGGGAACGGAAATATCGCATCAAATCTAGTTAATAGCGCAGCAAACCTAGCAGCCGCTTTTAATATGGATAAAAACCCACGAAATGATGTGACTTTAAAACAAATCAATACTGCAGTAAGAAGTTACGGCTACAGCGAACAACAATCACAACAATTAACTGATGACTTCTTCAATGATTTATATAAATAATTTTTATTCCAAACTGACACTAAAAGGTGTCAGTCGGCACAATTAATAACAAGGCGCGCGTGTGTGCCGCCTGCGTGCGTACGTGCGTACGCGTGTATATGCGCAGGTTGGAAGTGTGCTTAAGGAGATTAATGTGTGTACTAGAGAACGATATAGGATTGAGTCTAGAGTACATATGAGTAGATACAACTCCGCCAAACCAGAAGTTACTTTTATCGATGGACGTGGTGGAGTTGAAGACTACTTGAAGCATCCAGAGTATTGGAGAGTTGATAGAACACCTTGTGGACTTTGTATCGAATGTAGGATGCAATCTGCCAAAGAATGGGCTTTTAGATGCGTTAAAGAAGCGAAAAAGTATGAAGATAATATTATGCTTACGCTTACTTATGATGATGAACATCTACCCAGAAGCCAGGGAATAGACCCGAAAACTGGGGAAGTATATGAGAGTTCTACACTTGTAAAAAAAGACCACCAGGACTTTATGAAACGGTTGCGCAAGAAGTTAGGTGATAATATTAGGTTCTTCTTAGCTGGTGAATATGGTTCTGATAAGGAATATGTGGACCATTATGGGAACAATCGAAAAGCAACAGAACGACCGCATTATCACATAATATTGTTTAATTGCAAATTTGAAGATATGAAGTTCGATAGGTGGGCTTATTGCGAATGGAACCCTAAAATAAAGAATGCTTTGTATAAAAGCAAGATTGCTGATAAGTTGTGGGGTAAAGGTTGGGTGGACCTGAATGAAGTTAACTTCGAAACTTGTAGATACGTTGCTGGTTATGTAACTAAGAAGTATAAGGGGAGTGATAGTAAAGAGCATTATGAGTTAAAAGGACAGATTCCACCGTATACTTGTATGAGCAGACGACCAGGGATTGCAAGCGAGTTCTTCGAAGATAACAAGGAAAAGTTCTTCCAGGAGAGACCTATGTGGGCCGTTACTAAAAATGGTCTTAAAAAGGTTAAAAGCAGATATTTCGACAAACTTATGGAAAAGGAAGACCCAGAAAGGTTCGAACAGATTAAGAAAGAGCGCAGGGCCAAAACAGACAAGATGTGGGAAAATATTCTAGACAAAACTGATATACCTAAATATGAGTATATCGAAAACTCAGAAAGTAAAGCTGAGATTAAATATAGACTTTTGAAAATAAGGAAGTGATTATAACTTCCTTGTTTTTTTTAACTTTTGCTTAAAATAAGGGCTTTATATGGTGTATGCACGTGGAATGTTTTACTGTTTAATAACCCCGGTTACAGTATGTTTGTGAGGTGGAGCGCTGGAGAACTGTAGCCGAGGCTACGAGAGTATAAACGGTAAACCCGTTGTAAATTACGCTTATATAAATTTTGTTCCTTAAGTACCCGTCAGAGTGGGTGAGAGCCGTATTACCTCAAAATTTCTAACACTTCATTGACAACTAGACTATATCTGAATAAAGTTTTAAAAACTTGTGAAAATTAGTAGACAAAAAGGTAACAAATTTGATATATTGTAAGTGTGCAACATTTGTCGACTGAAAAAGGAGGTGAAAATTTTGAACAAATCAACGAATAAAGAATTACCTAAAATAGACCCAAAAGTTAAAATTGATACAAGAGTTATGCCTAAAACAAGAGATAGATTGATAGAAATAGCAGCATCTAAGGGCAAAAGACATAGTAGTTTCATCAGAGAAATACTAGAAAACTATGTTAAAAACTATGACCTTTAAACAGTGGGGGATGGGTGTCCCACAAAGGTAATATATTAAACTATTCGTAAAATACAGATTTTACGAAAACATAGACTTTTTTTTGAAATCACATCAAATTTTTATAGCGACTTTGACTTTTTCAACTTTTTATGTTGATTGTAAATTTTATTGTTAATCAACCATTTTATATTTCATTACGTTGTTAGTTTAGTTGATTTGCTTATCTTTTTAGTCGACCAAATCCCTAACTTATAACAACATCTTGCCTCTCAGCGCATTTTAGACATTTATACATTTTTATATCACAACGTTATATTTTAAGTTATATTATAATGATTATATAACTTAATCAACGATTATTTATTTAAAA